CAATAACTTCAGGTCTTCGATCAAGGTCTTGTGAACCAAATGTTCCATTTACATTACGAACGATAACCGTAAATGAACCATAATAATCCGTTGCTATTGTTCCTACTTTAACATCTTGAATTCCGATCTTTTTTTCGATATTAGAAATGTTTCCATCACCAATCATATGGAATTTAAACAAATCATACTTTCTTCCAGAAATCGTTTGTGATTGAATCCACGGCGTTGTTGCATGTGTGAATCCTGCTGGAATAACATAAGCTGAACTGTTAAGTTGAACTACTCCGGTTGGTGTTGCTGAATATGATGCTGATATGAGATTTTTGTTATAAAGTATTACATATATTGCCTTTGAACCATGCGGGTCCGTTCCAAATACTTTTGTAATGTAATTTGCACTTGTAGGATTCAACGAGCAACTATACGTTCCACCACTTGCCGAAATAACAAATGATGCAGCTGTATTTGCTCCAAGTATTGTTGGAACTGAATTATTTCCATTTGTATTTGCAAAAACTGCCATCGATTGCGATGGTGTTCCGTTTAAATCAAGTGTATATACTGTGGTTGTCCATCCTTCTCCACCAAGAACACGAACAACTGTTACCCCGCCTGCGCTACGCAAGTACGATTCTACCGTTCTCGGAACGTATGTTTTTGTACTTGAAAATCCGCATTTAGCATAAAAATCATTAATGCCATTACAAGTAATCGGTACGAGTGCTGGACCTTTTTGAACTGGTCCAATAACTGCCGCTCCAATAGCTCCGACCCCTTGCTGTAGATAAGATAAGTCACGTTCACGTGTAAATACACCCGGACTTACTATTCTTTCTGCCATTTTATTCTCTCCGTTAAATTATTAAATATTTATTTTTTTGTTTCTCTTAAACATATTATTGTGGTGCTATTGCTGGTATTGATGTTGGTGTTGCCTTTGGTCGAAATTCACCAGTTTCCGGATTGAGAACACCATCTCCATATTTTGTCTGAAGAGTTTTTGCTATCTCCTTTTCTTCTTCTTGTGTTTTTAAAAACCTATCTTTTATTACCGATGTTTCCATATCGAGTTGTGCAAGTTGTGATTCTAATTGTACTCGTTGCATCACCAATTGACCCAATCGCATCGTAATTTCATTATATACTTGCTGAATAGCTCGTATTTTTGCCATTTCTTCGTTTGTAAACTTAATTGCATCTGACATATGTATAACTCCCTATATTATTAATGTATCAATAAATATAATTGAAATTTCTCAAAAATATCATTTTAATCTATAAAAATATCGAATTTACTGCATTTATTACTGCATTTGGTTCAATAAATGCGTCTTTTTCATACACATCGTTTTCCCACCACTCAAATTGTTTTGGACGTAAATATTTTTTGTCTTTTAATAAATTAATTTGTTCTACATATCCAAAAAACTTAGGATTACTTCTTGACCAAATAACTATTCCTGGTTTTTTAATTAAAAATGCATAATGATGAATCCAATTATCAACAGAAATCCAAATCTTGCATGATTGAATTATAGTTTCCGCTTCTATTAATGATTTGTATTCTATGAAATTATCACATTGAATAATTTTCGGTTCATCATTGGGTGCATACAATAATTGCGTAACGTTATGTCCTTTTTCTTTCCACCCACTGACCACTTCTACCCAATACGGATAGTTCTTCGGATTTGGTTTTCCGTTTCGTAATTTTTTTGACCACGCTGATATGAGAATATCCATTGGTTCTTTTTGATTTAAAACATCAATCGTGGTTGATTTTATTAACGTAAATTCTGTCATAAATACATCTTTCTAAATGCTTCTACAATAGATTTATTCCAGTTATTTTTCACCATCCATTCATAGACACTATAATCTACCATATTGTGTCCTAAATCTTTTATGTCTTGAATAGAAATTTGTATTATGTCTGGACAATCATGAAATACATCAGGATAACACGTTGCCAAAATAATTCTGCCATATTTTTTTCTTAACTCAAGCAAAATGTTCTTAAATGCATAATGGTCGCCAATACCATTATCAAGTGCAATTATCTTTGTTTCACGAAACTGAATACCATCTGCTTTCATTAGTGCAGTAAAAATTGCTTCATCTTTTTTCATATTCTGCTCAACTTCATAACTACGGATTCCGCCATCGTCTTGTTTCATGTGCCACGTTACAACATCACCAACAACTACAAGTTTATACCCTTGTTTTTTAATACCATATGTAAACATCGTCTCTTCTCGATGACCAACTGGACTTAAATTTGTATTATACCCGTGACTTGCTAACTTTCTACGATATAAAAAAGTGTTATGTAGATGATCCGTTTCTCGAATACCATCAAATTTATCCCACTGAACATTCGGACTGAAATAAATGTCTTGAATGACACCCGATGAAATTTTATGCCATACTTTATTATGACCATTTACCATAATAGCACAACTTGCAAGTGCTCCAATTTTTTCATCCTTCTTTGCAACATCCAATAAACGAGCGAGAACGTTTGAATCTGCAACATTATCATCATCCAATCGCCAAATCCAACTGGTGTCGCATTTTTCAATAATCACTTGATCAATATCTGCCATTCCCTTCTTTCTTCCAAAAACAACTGACCATTGAATTCCCTTTTCTTCAATCAATTTGAAAATATTATAATAAAACGCATCTTGTCGCAAGTCTTTTTGCTCACCATCATCGAAAATAACGAGTTTTTCTGGCAGTCGAGTTTGATTCAAAACACTAATTATACATTGCGGAAGTGTCGTATGGTATCTTCCTTTTGTTGGTATTGCAGCAGTAACAGTCCAACTATCCAAATCACCACTCAGTTGTATCTCTGACGTTTGTTCAATCTTAATTTTATCACCTGGTTTTTTTGCTTCCACTCGAAAATTCGGGCCTGGATGAAGCCATTCAGTATGATTAGGAAATATTATGTCTGTATATCCCGCTCGTTCCAATTGTTCTTTTACTGTTTCTTCACACCATCCATAAAGATGCGGAGAACTTTTTCCGGGTTCATTAAATGTATTTATTGTACCATAAATCATTGCTATATTATCATAAAAATCTTTTTTCTTTTCAGGTATTGTTGCTGAATCAACTAACCACTGGCATTGCTTGACAATATGTGGCATCTCCATAACAAGTCGTCCGCCTGAATTAAGTATACGTAACCATTCTTTTAAAGTATCAACTACGGTATATGGATTCAAATGCTCGAATACATGTGATGCTACTATTTCGTCTGCACAATTATCAGGAAATTCGGGCATTGGTTTTTCAATATCATAAAAAAGTTGTGCTCGTTTATCATGAAGGTCTACATTAACATATTCACGTATTAAACTTCCACCAGATCCTAAATTTATTTTTGCATGTTTATTCCATCGTTGTAAATTTATAAGTCCATTACGTGGACAAATTACATCTCGATACTCTGCAATAGTACCATAACTCTTATTGTCTTTATGCCAAATCGGAAAATCAGAAGCGTTCGTTGAACCATTATACACTGTATTTGCAGTCTGCAATACTTCCAATCCATCTTCAACTTGAAGTGCGGTACAATAATTTACATCTTCTCCGCCTGCAGGAACATATATTTCATCAAAATAACCATGCTTTCTAAAAAGTTCGCTTGGTGTCAATAAACAAAATCCAACTATAAATCTATGACCACTCCAACCATCAAACAATGCAAGTGGACCCGTAGCACCCATTTTGGGATTTTCCAAAAACGGTTTCATCATTCTATCAATCCATTCATTCGGTGTTTGCCAATCAAGAAAAACAACATCATCATTCACAAAAAGCATATACTTGCCAACTGCAATTTTCGCACCAGCATTACTTGCTTTCACAAATCCAAGTTGCTCTTTGCTTATAATCGAACGAAATAAATTTAGATTTGTTTTTGTCAATTCTTCTACTTTAATATCCGTTCCATCAGGACTACCATTGGCAACCATGATAATTTCCATTTGATCGAGCATTTCCTTCGTAGTATTTTTTATAATACTGTCCGTACATTCTTTTATTAAAGTATCAAACTTCCAATATGTAGGAATAATTATAGAAACTAATTTATCCATAAAACCTTTCTTTGAGTATTATAACTAACCATATTATAAATATAATGAAGATTTCCGAAACAATCCGTTTCGTAAACTTCCACTTTTATTGCGTTTTTAACTTATTATGCGGATAATTGTCTACTTCTACAAATACGATTGTTTTCTTTACACTTAATGTCTTCTTTAATACTTCGCCTTTTTGTGCAAGTATCTTACTAATATTATCTGGAACTAAATATCCGTAAACTGTCAAAGTTAATGTTGATTTACTTGTTCTATCTGTATCATTTGTTATCTCTACAGGAGTTGCTATATCAGACGCCACTGTTCTAAATCTGAATTTAGATACATCGCCCCAATAAGCTCCACTGCTATAAATAAGTGCTTCAACAAGTTTATTCATCTGCGCTACATACGATGTCCAAAGAACAACATCATATGTTGCGGTGATATAATCCGGCATAACTACATTATAATATTCCCTAATAGGAATTTGATCGGTCAATATATTAAAATTATCATATCGATTCTTTTGACTATATTTCCTTTGGACAGTATAAAATATATTCGGATTATTTGCATCCAACTTATCTACAGAAATATCCGGATTTTGAGCAACGCTATTTCGTTTGAACATAATAAGCGGAGTAATCAATCGACCCTTATTGTCCCGAACAAATCCATCAACTTGAATAGATTTCCAACGTTCAGGAGAA